CGCCGCGTTATCGAGCGGTTCGTCGTAGGTATTGCCGTCCCACGCCACACCGATGCTGTAGCTGTTGCAGTCCGGCACGCCTTGCCAGCTCGACAACCCTGCGTGCCAGCAGCGGGCCGTATCGTCGGCGAGGACGGTGCGGTTGCCGTTGCGGGCGATGATGGCGTGGTAGCTCACGTTGCTCTCAGGGTTCATGCACCAGCTCACGGAGCCGTTATAGCTCCCGCTGGTGTGGTGCAGGACGATCATGGTCGGCGTGAGGCGGCGGCTGCTTTTGTTCGGAGTGTTGAGACGGCGCTCGTCGTAGTCCTTGCTCGCGGCGGGTGTGAAGGTTGTTGTGGATACGGAGGGCAAGCTCGGCGAGGCTGGCGCTGGGCCACTCGCGGACTTTTTGCCAAACAGTCTCTTGATCCACGTCCACATGGTTATTTCGCGTAGCCTTTGGTGCTCGGAGTGACGGTGACGGTGGCCTGTTGCTTAATGAAGTCATAGCCCACCGTGACGCACCCAGCCGCAGCGACAGCCCAGATGCTGGCGAGGATCGCAACTGCAACTAGTTTTGTGGCGCGGGTGGGCATGCAGTCAGAGGCGGGCGGAATTGTCTTTCGCCATGACCAATCCCCAACCGGCGAGCAGGCTCGCGGCGATGAGGCCGAGGTCGGGGACGCTGCCGTTGGCGAGGAGTTCGCGGCCAGCGGTGCTAAGTGAAGCGACGATTGTAAGCACTCCGAGGAGTGATGTTTTCCAGTTTCTCATATTATTTCTCTTTCTGTTTTTTGCGGAGGTCGTGGTAGACCGAAATTAGTGTGACCAAGCCCACCAGCAGACCCACGCAAAGTCCGGCGACCCTTAGGTAGACTTCTAAATGCGAAACCATGGAGATTGCGGCGCTGCCGATGCTGGCGAACGTGCCGAGGGCGCCGCGCTCAACGGTCGTGAGATGGTCGTGCCAATAGCTCACGGCACTATTTCCGGTAAGCGATGACCGTGCCGCTGTACAGCTTGATCGCGCTGAAGAAGCCGTCGATGGTTGTGCCTGCCTTGATCGTGTGAGCGGAGGCTTCGGTGGCGTTGGCGGCACCAGTCAGGTTGCCGGTGAGCGTGTGAAACTTGGCGTCGGTCATTACATCAATGCTGACAAACTCGCCGCTGGCGGTGTCGGTGTTGGCAATGCTGACGGCGCCGGATTGGCGGTTAGTTGTTCTGACGTTTGGGTTCATAGGATTAGTATTGGTTGACGCGAGCCGTCCACATAGTGGGTTGGCCCTGCTGGAAAACGTATTTGTCGCGTTGGGAAATCAGCTCCGACTCGGCCTTCTGTTCCATGAGCAGGGCCTTGTCCATTTGGCCGTCCTCTTCCAAGAGATCGGCGGTCAGCAGTTGGGCGACGGCTTTTGACAAGACGGCGGGAACAGTCGCCGAGAGGTTGCTTGCTGAGTATTGAGTCGGCCGGACGCGGTAGTTGACCCAGACGGTGGTCGGCAGGTCGGTGCTCTGAGGGAAGCGGACGTTGTCGCCAAGGAGCGTGTATGCCACGGCGCGTGGCGCAACGTGCGTTGCAGGGTTGTCGCGCAGGACGGCGAAGACTTCGCCCATAGCCGTCTGGCCGCTTTGCTCGTATGGGATGAAGTAGCCGGTCGTGTCGTTGCCCTCGACGGTGCGCTCCTCTACGCGGCACAGCTCCGGCCAGTCCGCCCATTCCCAGCAGTCGGCGATGCGCTCGTTGGCTGCGGCGACCATCATGGTGCGGGCGCCGGTTGGCACGTTGGCGATGTCACTGCCGTCATTGCCGCTGCGCTGCCATGCGCGGAGGAGGATAGACTGGAGGGTGACGGTTTTCATGGGGCGAGCGAGCTGACGGCTTCGGCGACGACTTGTTCAAAGGTGTAGCTCGGCGCGGGCCAATCGCTGCGCGGCGCAGGTGCGGCGGCGAACATGGCGAGGACCGTGTTGAGAAATGCCTCGGTGGCGTCGAGCTTCGCGCTGACGGCTCCAGCTTGACGGAGATAGAGCAACGTGGGCTGGCGGTTGCCGCCGAGGCCGACAGACTCAAGGTGTTCTTCGGCGGTGTAGGTCGCCACAGGCACTTCCACCACACTCCACCCTCGCACCGCCGTCTGCGCCTCCGCGTTGATAACTTCGGTCTTCTCCAACCGCTGCGTAGCTGGGTCGTAAGCAGGCTGCGCCTCCTGCACCACCGTCATCTCCAAGAGATAATCGTCGAGGCCGACCACTGGCTCTTCGTCAATGCGGGGCCACGGGAGGAGCGTTTGGGTTTCGGTGCTGTAAAGGAGTTTCATTAGATTGCGGCGTCAAGGTCGGTAATCAAAGTGGTGACACGGGCATGGAAGGAAATAATATTGCTCCGTGTGTGCGATCCCTCAAAAAGCCAATACGCCGCAATTCTTGCATTTGTATAGTTAGGGCTTGATCCGTTGCGTGCGAAAACGTAGCACGACTGGCCTCTTGTCGTTGGCGAAACAGAGCTGGTCTCTTCGTGGGCGAGCGAACTTCCCGTGACTCGATCAAACTGGGAGTTGCTTTGTCGGCTGGAGGTGTGCGGGCCAGAAAGCACTATGGATGCCGAACTGGCGTTCGGCACGTTGCCGCCAAACGCAGATCTGTCGGTAGTAAATCGCTGCAATGTGTATTCATTGGTAGAAGCTCCGCCGCCGGTCCCTTGACTGCCCATCAGCGACCAGTTTGTTCTTGTGTCGGGAGTCGTAACGTAGCAACCGATCGCTCCAACGGGCGAAATCGCCGTGTCTTGAATGTTTGTGTTGATGACTTTATTTGACGCATTTCCCACCAAACCTGTTTCGCGGTTGTAGTCTCCCGAGACGAAATTGCCGCTTATATTCGTTGGAGCCGATCCAACCAGTGGTGTAAGCGCGCCCGTGAGCGTCCGCGCTCCTGCCAAGATGCAAGCCGCCTTGATAACCGACCAAATACCATCGGCTTTGAGTCCCTTGACAAAATCATCGACCACCTTGCGGACGGCTGCTTCCAGCGCCTGCGTGTCGGCGGTTTCTACGGCGTCGAGATAGGCTTTGGCGTCGGGGTCTTCGCCGCCGAAAGCGTAGGAGTTGATAACAAACGCACTCACGCTCGTGTTCCTTTCAAGACAACCTTCAGCCCCTTGCCCGCGATGGTTGAGCCGATCTGGTCGATGTCTATGGTGATCTCGGCGTCATCGGCCAGCGCGGTGTCGGAGATAACGGCGGCGGTTGCGGCAGTGGTGCTGGTCAGTTCGCTTGCGTCGATGGAGAGCTTGGTCGAAAGGATGGTGCTTCCGCCTTCGTTGATGTCTACAACGAGGGTGCTGCCTGTCGGGGCCGTGTTGACCGAGGCTCGGACGCTGGAGAGCGTCATGGCGTAGGGCATGCGGAAGGTGACCTTGGCAGTGCCTGTGGTGAGGTTGGTTGTCTCGTCGGAGCAGGCGATGACGAGTTCGGCGGATGCGCCGACAAGGGAGGTCAGAGCGATGGTGCCGCTGGCATCCGGCAAATCATACGTCCGATTCGCCGACAGCTTGTTCTGAACGTCGAAGGTAGCCGTCTCGTTTCCGGTGCCGTCTTTGAGAACGAGCGATGTGTTCGCGGTCAAAGTCGTGAAGGTGCCCGCGGCTGCGGTGGAGCCACCAATCGGATCGGGCGAACCCCAGTTAATGCGGTTGTTGGCGAACTGTCCGAACACGATGTCGCTGGCAATGTGCGTGTGGCCAACGATGGAAATTTCCCCGCTGCTATTGGGGACGGTCAGCGTGCGAGTTTGGCCGGTGGAGATGTTGGAGAGTTGGAACTTTAGATTCTTGGTGGCGTCGGCATCGTCGTAGACGACGAACTGCGAGTCGCTGAACACGTCCGGCATAGTGCCAGCGTATGTGAAGTCGGAGTCGCGGTTGCTGCCGCCGGTCGCGGTTCTGATGTAGATGCCCGCCTGCTTGCGCGTGACTGGCCAGACGCCGCTGGCCGTGCGGACGAGCCATGCGGAGTTGATCGCGGCGGTGCCGTCGAGCGGCAGGTCGGCATAGGTTGCGACCTCGCCGTCGATATAGGAGTCGCCGCCTCCAGAACCCTTGAGGTCGAAGTTGCCGGTGAAGGGGTTGAAGGCGAAGCCCATTAACTGCGGGTGACTGTGGCGAGGTTGGCGTCGTCTGCGGTCGGCGGGTTGGTCGTGTAGGTGAAGGTCAACGTGGCAACCGTCTGCGCGCCCTCTTTGTAGACAACCGTCGAAAGATTGTTTGTCGTGGAAACGTAACTCAGCTCTACCGAGTTATGCTGCGGGATATTTAGACCGGCGATGTTTCTGACGGAGATGTTTGGGTGCATGGGTTAGGCGGCGGGTTGGGACATGCCGAGCTGTTGCTCTTGCTGCATTTGTTGCAGCGCAGGCTGGGCGCCAGTGCGGCCGATTACCGCGTTCTGTTGCTGCTGCAGTTGGAAATTAAATGCCTGCATGCGCGCATCGATCATGCGCTTGAAGATCTCGTCCTGCTGGTAGCGCTGCATGACAGCGGGGTTGCTCTGAATGATCTGCTGCAGAGTTTGAAGGCGGACCTGCGCATTCTGTCCTCCCTCCTTGAGCGGCGGCTCGGTACCCGCGGCGATTTTTGCAAAGGCGCTTTGCTCGTCTTCCTGCTCCATCTGGGTTGCGGCGCCGATATCCCTGACGAGAAGGTTGGCGAGGTTCTGGTCTACGCTGCCGAGCATGACCTTGATCAATTGCGCTCGGTCGATAACCCCCATTGAATCCAGAGGCACTAGATTCTGGGTCAGGAACGTCATCTTGGCCTCAAGGGCCGCGGTATCGAGGGTTCTCGCGTCAAACTCGGCGGTGATGTCATAGCGACCGCGGATGTCGGCGGCGCCTTCAGCTAACGGCGTGTCGTTGCCGGTGACGCGAGAAATTTCCTCCGGCAGCATGTACTGCTGTGCCAGCGCGAGGATCTGGATCATCATGACCTTCATGTCGAGGAGCCATGAGTCAGCCAAGTCCTGCATGTGAAGCATGGCGATGTTGGGATTCACGCTCTCGGTCATGCGGCCGAAGTAGCGGTCAACGTCTGCGCGGGTTGCCTGCTCGACCTCAATAGAGCCTTGGTCAAACGGCGGCGGCGTCATCCAGTTGATCTCATTCGGACGGCGCTCAGGGATCTGCATCGCTGGCCCGAGGACGAGATCAAGACGGCCGCGCGAGGCGGGAACCTTGAGAGGGGGAATGATGCTAATGCTGGCGCGGTCAACGCGGTAGTCGCGCTGCACCTTGACCTCTTCCTGCGCCGACTGGACGATTTCTGGGATTCCGCGGCTCTCGAGGAGCGGGCGGGTGTTGCGCTCGCGTGGCAACTCGATGAATGGGTACATCTGGTGCTCGTACGGCATCATCTCATGAATGGCGACGGAGTCGGTGATGCTGTAGCTGGCAACGGTGCGTGTGACCTTGGTCGCTCCAGTCCGGTCGTCGTGTTCCTTGCGGTAAACGTGCCAAATTTCTATGAGGTCACGCATCTGCTCGTAGAGGAACTGGTCCGAGCGGTGGACATTCATATGGACCCGCTTCATCTCGCCGCGATGCTTCACTGCGCGCTCGACCCACTGCTTGTCCCAGCCTTCCAGTGCGGCGCGCTCGCGCAGCTCGAACTCACTGAGCAGCTCGCGGCGGGCGATGAAGGGCGCCCTTTGTAGGCTGTCGGTCTGGATCGGAAAAATCACGTCCTCCCATGCTTCCAAAGCGCGCACTACTGGCTTGCTGGAGAAAATGTAGGGCTGCTCCCACTCGACCTCGCCCTTCTCGCGAAGCTGGCGAACCTTGGCGACGCTGCCTAGTTCCGGCACCACCTGACCGAGAAGCTCCGCGGCCAGCTCTTCCTGAGCCGGATCAAGTACGACTTCGAGGAGCGCCTGCAGGTTAGGATCTTGGGTCTCCTCGATCATCATCATCGCCTCTTCGAGCGTGAACTTCTTCACCTCGACGCGGGTCTGGCGTTCCCAGTCCACTGCCATGACAGCGAGGCCATAGGTCTCCCTAAACTCTGCAGCCAAGCGGATTTCGCGGCGCATGTCGTCGGCGCAATGCGAGTGCAGGAGCCAGCGCAGCACAGTCTCCGCGGCGTTCTTCTTCGGGGCGTCCATCACCTCGACCGGCTGGACTTGCAGGCGCGACTTGAAGAATGCGGACGTGAGCGAGATGACCCGCTCCCGAATGATGGACTCGGCCATTCGCACGGAAACGTCACTACTATTCTCCCAAGGAAAAACTTTCTTGCCGTAGTAGGCTTGATGCTTGCGGCCGTCGTCGCTCTGTCCGGCCCAGATGCAGTACCGGACGTTGAAGTTCTTGAGCTTGCGATGCAGGTAGCCGGAGCCGTCGTGGTCCGCCTGATCGATGTCGCTGATCATGCGCGTGATATCGTCGCGGTCGAGTTTGGTCATTTGGCTGCGTTCCGCTTGCTAAGTTGCTGCATGATTGACTGCGCCGTTTTGCGCTGCTCGTCAGTGACGTTTCCGGCTGATGGGTCGTTGGTCAAAATGCGGGAAACAAGCGTCTGCCGGAGTGCTGGTTCGTTCGTTCCGTAAGCTGTGCCTTGAAATGACTTCACCTGATCCGGCGTGACCTTGAACTGCGGGTCGATCTTGTTTTCCCGCATGAACAATCGAATGGCTTCGTTCTTGGCGACAGCGGCCTTGTTTTCGTCTGAGAGTCCGCTGTAGGGATTAAGAACAATGCGGCCGTCTTCTGCTGCCATGCCGGTGACGTTGGTGTTCATGGCGAACCAAGTGTCTTCGCTCTTGTAGGGATTGCGCACCGCGTAGCCGTAGACTGATTGCGGAATTGCTTGCTGCTGTGGCATGGCTACGGAACGAGGACGGTGGTGTTGCGCGGTGTGTAATTGATCGCGCACTCAGGGTTCCGTTTCAGAAACCAGCGGCGGAATGTTTTGTCAGACCAGCAGCCGTCTCCTAGATGCTTCTGCCATGCAAAATAAGCATCGGCCGGAACGTCCATGACGTGTTGGCCGATGCCGTCTACGGTGCAATGTTCTAACTGGTCGTTGACCTGCTTGGCCTTGCGAGCGTCGATAGCGGCCATTACCTGCTGTGCGCGCCATCCTGTCTGCAGCTCCTCTTTTACAAGATGAGCAAGCTCGTCATCCATGTCTCCGACCAGCTCGGAGAATATTTGATCTGACATCCTAACTTCTGCCGTCCGCCGCGAGGCGAACGACAGAGTGTTAAGACGTAGTCTTAGAGCGAGGACAGCTTGTCAACGCCGAGGTAAACGTGGAGTTCACCGGTGTCGATGTCACTGAGGCTTTTGGCCGTCATCGACTCAACCAAGAGTTCGACTGCGTTGGCCGCCGTGTAAACGAACGGCACGGAGGCGGGAGCGGCAGCGGCGAACAGCACTTCGGTGCCGTTCTCGTTGACCTGCGTGGCGACGACGTATTCGTCGTCGTCGGAGCTGTCACCGAGCTGAACCTTGGTGTCGTTGAGGGCTGCATCGCTGGCGTCCTTGAAAGGCGTGACCAGCTTCCAAGCGGCCGTGGTGACAACGTCGCCAGCGGCAAGGGTCAGAAGCGAGAGCGTCTGGTCGGTGTCGGCGGCGGTTTGAGTGAGGTCAACGTGCGTGACGATGGCCTTGTGGGTAAAGCCGGTTGCGGCCTTGGTTTCGATCGGGAGTTCGAAGATTTCCATAATAGTATGATCTTTCTAGTTGGTTGTTCGATTAGGAAGTCGCGGAGAACTTGCCCATGTTCTTGGGCGACATAACCGCGAGCGACACGATGCAATCGACAAGACCGCGAGGGCCGCCGCCGCTGTCCTGCAATTCTTGGAACCTCGGCTTGCGGCCGTAGCGAAGCATGACGCTCTCAGGCGACATGACGTAACCGCGTGCATACTTCTCGGCGTCGGTCGAAGCGTTGGCAGCCAAAAATAGGCTACTGACGATTTCGAGCGTCGAAAAGTCGCCCTCATAGAACGAAATATTCGAGACGAGACGATCCGAGCTGGCGGCTTGCGCCGTCTGACGGAGGTTGAACACGTTAGAGGTGCTGTTGACGGTGAAGCGCGTGAAGTTGGTGATGGCCTTCTTAAGCGAAGGGCCAGCAACAAGCACCAAGCGGTCTTGGCTGCCGGTCTGCTCATAAATGCTCTGCAAGACGTTCTGCAGGGCGGTCTCGGTGAGCGAGGCGGTGGCGGTCGTGTTGATCGAGGCGGACGGAGTGCGCTGAGAAACCGGCACAGGCAAATCTGTCTGCGCCGTGGATTTCACCCACTCGCCCAATCCGCGAAGTTTATAAGCCACGCTGCCGGAACCTTCGACGGAGTCGTTGTCCGAGCTAATGGTTGCTTCGACGTCACGCTTGACTTCCAGAATGCTCTTGGCGATGGCCTTTGAGAATTCTTTGCGACGGCCAATAGCTGCCACGTCAGCAAGGTTCGCTTGAAAATCTGACACGCGAGCAGTGCGTCGAATTTTTTGACTACGAGCGCTCAGGAGAACGCGGTTTGCGGTTGCGTCCGCGAACTCGGTCGCATCGGCCGAATCAACAACGCCGTCTGTGGACGGAGTGTTGTAGGAATCAGCCAAATAGCTGTAAACCGAAGGATTGGTGATGTCCGCACCTACGCGAGCGATGCTCGAAGAGATGGGTGTGTTCTTGTTATCGACGTAAGTAAGGACGTCGAGGATATCCTCGCGGTTACCGACCGCGGGGAAGAGTGTTCCGGCTGGAGCTGACATTGTAATTGTTTCTTTCTGGTCTGAGGTTTTTTTTAATTAAACAGAGCGTCCGAGACGTAATCTGCAAGATCATCGATCCTGCCGCTCATAACTCTGTCCTTTGCCGCTTTAGACGCGGCGCCTTTGGTAGAAGTTTTCGGTGAACTGATCGGGTTCGCTGGGGTAGGTGTCCTTGCGATCTTATTAGACGAGACTTTCTTGGATGCTGCGGCTTTGGCGTTGGACGCTGCCGCCTTTGCCATGAGCTGCTGCTCTCCGTAGAGTGCCAAGCCGACCCAGTATTCATTCTGCGGGAGCTTCAAAAGCTCCGGCGCTTGTTTGATGGTCGCTTGGTACGCTTGGTTAAGCGCGCTTCCTTTCTTGAAGATATCGGGAAACATGTTGCGCGCTGCCTCGACCGCCGGTTGCCGTTGGGCAAGCCATTCGCGTCGAGCGGGACCATGCACTGTGAGGACGTCGTCTGCGCGGATGAGGTAATTCTTTACCTCGTCGGCCTCAACGTAGACCTCGCTGCCGTCCGGTTTGCGGACTGTGGCACCGTCTGTGTTGCGCAGCGCCCATCGGCGAACCTCCTGAGCGCTCTTGATTTTAGCGTCAAGCGCTTCAGCGGTATCGACATCGGCGAGCGGGTTCTCCGCGGTTGGCTGCAGGATTGGGCGCGAGGCCTCGTTAACCTGCGATTCCAACTCGGCGAGTCGCTTCTGCGCTTCCTCGTACTGCGATTTAACGGATGCGGCTTCTTCGGCTGCGGCTTTTTTTTGAGCCGTCAGCTTGTTGATACGCTTCTGGACATTGTCCGGTGAAGGCGCTTCGCTTTCCTCGTCTTCGCTGTCCTCGGAGCTTTCCTCGGTCGCTTCCTCGTTATCTTCGGAGACATCCTCGCTTTCGCTGGATGCCTCTTCTTCTGTCTCGTCTTGTAAAAGATCGTCGGCTTCTTCAGCCGATTCCACCGCTTCCAGTGGCTGCGGCATAACGCCGAGTTCCTGTATCGCTAGTGAAACTACATCTACATCAGCGTCGTTCGACGCCACTTTCCCTTCCGCCATGGATTAACCTCCAAGAAGTGCCAGAGAGTTCGTCTCCCAGTCCGATCAACACCTGTGCGCCATGAGGGCGCGACTCCACGTTGATACATCTAGTATTGGACAAATGCGGACAAATGTCCAGTAGTATTTTAAGTAGAGCCTAGAGCCAGACGACGGAATGTATCATTATACGATACTTCGCTGATGTCGGCGTGCGACATTTGGATAGAATCGAATACAGTTCTGTTTAAATTGGCGTACAAAAACCGAGCAACGCTTCGTTATTGTCGAATAGTTCAAATGTGTTGAACTACTGCGCAAAAACTACTCCACCCGATGCGACTGCGCGCGGCGCGCTTCAATCGCGTCCCAAAGTTCCTGCAGCGCACAGAGCTGACCGGCGGCGTGCGCCAGATAGCCGATCTCCTTCGAGGTCGCCATCGTGCTGGCCAGCGTAACGGCGTCAGCAATGCGGTCCTGCAGCTCGACCATGACGGCCAAGTAGGCACTGGGCGCCTCCGCGCGGCTAAAAGCTAGGGCGCCCTTGGGGTCGAAGTTTTCGGACTCGACGTATCGGTCCACCGGTATGGTTTTGGTTTTTTGCGTGAATAGCATAATTTTTAAGCTGTTTGTGTTCGGGGTTTGCGAATGACGAATGCAGTCGTTCGTATGGGTTAATGCGTCGTTCGTGATGCTCTAGCCGCGTTCGTATGGGTCAATACATCGTTCGTGATGCTCTAGCCGCGCCGCATGACGATGATTTCGAGAGCGGTGATCGCACTGATGAGGTGCGGGCCGCACTCGCGGCAGATGGGGCCAAAATGGTGATCGCGGCCGTGGACATGGTTAGGCATGGTCAGCGGCTCGGCGCAAATGCCACAGCGCGGCGGGTCGTCCAGATAATGGCTAGGACGCAGTCGGCTGGGTGGTGCAATGCCGGACGGCGCCATCAGTAGCCTCCTCCGCCGCGGGACATCAGCGTCTCGCCGTCCACGTTTCCGGCGCCGGACAGCGCAATGAACTTGAGGCAGTCTACCGGATCTTTCGTCGCGCCCTTTTTGCCGTCCGCGCCGGTGAACGTCGCCAGCGCGTAGATGGTGCTCTTGCAGCGCTCGCTGATGTAGAGCTTGGGCTGGTTGAGCGCGTTGACCGGCTGCTCAGGATTGTAGTGCAGCATGGAGTTGACCATGGCGACGCCTTCGTCAATCGAGTCAGCCGGTGCGGCGAGGAAGTCCACGCCTAGCTCGCCCATCTCGTCGATCAGGGTCGTCGGCTGCTCGCGCGCCAGCGTCGGGGCGTTGCCAAAGCGGCTGTCCATGTACCGCTCGAAGATCTTCTCGCCGTCCTCGACGCGCTTGATCTCCTCGACGTAGCGCTCAAGGCCAAAGCCGAAGTCGTTCTGCGCCGGTCCTGCTTTGCCGTCCATCTTCTTGCCGTCTGGCAGCGCCCATTCTCCGGCATAGCCGACCGATGGGATGTACTCGTCCACGCTTGGCCACTCGCGGTAGATAATGCAGCGACCGGCCGAGTCGTGGACGGACCAGAGCTGAAACCAGTTCCTACCGCTGGCCGGATCGACCCAGTGATACCGCGTACCCTGCGGTACGTCGCTGTGCCGGATGACGTGAACCTTCTCGTTGAACAATGGGAAGCGGCCGCTGATGGCCTTGGTCGGAACACCATAAGCGCGGCACAGGATCTTTTCGCGGGACTCGTTCTGCAGCTCCTTGCGCATTCTCGTCCATCCGGCCCAAGGATTGTTGCGCGTGTGGAAGTACAAGATGGGGCGGTTGCGCGTGCTCATCTGCACAAT